TAGTTATAGAACTTATCAGAGTTATTTGTGACCCATTTGGAACCGTACTCGACAACGGTAAAAATATAGTACCAGCACCAGTTACAACAACTGTTTGTCCAACCTGTGAAGACGCAAGTGTTTGTCCACCTGACGTACCAGTCAAGTTTTGACAATTTCCAAGTGCTCGTTGAACAAACGCTGTAGTAGCTAGCTTAGTGGTGTTGTCATACTGTGGCGCTGTCGTAAAGTTCGCCTGCTGAAATGCCGTCGAACTCGGAAGTTGCACTGAACCTGTATAGGGCCACCAATTACCAGAACCATCTGATATCAGCGTAAGAGTATCCGAAACACCCAAAACAACAAGCGAACTACTCGGCATCAATTGCAGCAAGTCAGAACCTTGACGTTGCACCGTCACGCTCGCTGCTTGCGACGCAAAGCTAATTCCCGACCCGGCTGGCATTGAGCTAGAGAGCGGCAGGGTCAAGGTAATCGACCCCGCTGTAGGGATGACCAACATGCCGCCGTGCGTCGCCGCCGTCAGCGTTTGCGTGGTCGAGACACCTATCGTACCTGCGATGCTACCCAAAGCTCGCTTAACGAAGGCCGTCGTCGCAATCTTTGTGGTATTGTCGTATTGCGCTGGCGTCGTCGCCACCGCTGTCGAATAGGCCAGTTGCAGCGAACCGCCGACGACTTGCCAGTTGCCCGCCGACACACATTCGAGCGTAACGCTATCGCCCGTATTCAACGTCAGCGACGTGACTGTGGACGCACCTGCGGTAATAATCAGGTCCGTACCAGCCCGCGCGAGGACGTTGGAATTGCCGTTGGATTGGAAGTGGATCAACCCTCCGGTGGTCATCGCCGCGACCGAAGGAAGTGTCGTCGTGAAGCCCGCTGCGTTCAGAATGACCGTCGAGCCCGCCGCAGAGGCCGTCAGCGTGTTCGCGCCCGAGACGACGTTGACGCCAGAAAACTCCCAACCCCGCCGCTTCAGAAACGCCGTCGTGGCAATCGCCGTCGAGTTATCGAACTGCGCCGCTGTCGTCGCCGCACCGCTCACCGAGCCGACCGTCAAGTTGCTGATGTAGCTAATCGCCTCTACGACGTTAGTCCCGTCGTTAAAGACCAGCATCGCCTTTCCAGGCGGGACCGTAATGCCTGTCCCCGTCGCGTTCTTGACCGTGATCGGATCGGCGCAGCTATTTGCGACAAGATATTGCTTAGTAATAGCCGGAACGATGAGGTTACGCGTCGCGCCACCCGTAGTTCCGGTCGCCTGCAAGCGGCAGTTTCGAAAGGTTTGCAGCGCGTTGCTGTCAATATAGCCGAGCGTCACGTCAGCGCTAGAGAACGGCACGGCCTCAAAGCCACTGATCGACTGCTGGAAGGCCAGGAAGTTAGAGTTGGTAACATCACCCCAAGTGGTGTTGTTATCTCCAGTCGCCATAAGCTGGATTTTGAGGGCAGAATAGGTACTAGCCATAGCCGTCCCTTACCTCGTTATCCATCTTCAACCAAGGCCCATTTCGGGTCTTGAGCGTCGGCTACCGGTTGCCAATTCGGCGTTTGCGCATCGTTGATCAACGCCCAAACCGTACCCTGATTGTCTGCTATCGGTGTCCAATTCGGGGTCTCGCTATCGTCAACCGGCATCCAAGCTGGAACTTGACCATCCGCGATCAGGCCCCAAACAAGCGCATTCCCTACCAGACCTTGGGCCTCGACGCCTGTCGAATACACCCTAATCGAAATGGAGATAGAAGTCAGGCCAACGTAACCTGTCGCCTGTACTCCAGTAACCGGAATGTTGATGTTGAACCGGATCGTGACCGATCCAATGAAACCCTGCGCAGCTACAGTCGTCGGATACACCTTGACGCTGATCGCGACGTTAGGTGAGCCCACCAACCCTTGCGCACTTACGCCAGTAGGTGAAACTCTGGCATAGCCCTTGACGGTGACGTTGCCGACCTTGCCAGGAGCCGCCACGCCCGAGACCGAGACGTTGACCCGAACGGAAGTTGTGACAGTTCCGACCTTAGCCTGCGCACTTACGCCACTAACAGTGACATTAGCCTTCGCAGAGACATTGACGTTGCCGATCTTGCCCTGTCCAACCACACCGGTTGGATAAGCATTGGCCTTGCCAGTGACCGTGACGTTGCCGACTTTACCTTGCGCACTTACGCCACTAACAGGGATATTAGCCGAAATAGCTATAGTGACGTTGCCAATGACGCCAACGCCCACAGGCGGGAAAGTCGTGGTGCCCCACGCCCCGCTACCCCATTCGTTGCGACCCCATCCCCAATTGACAGTGATCCCGGCGATGGTCGCCTCCTATGGCGGAAGCCTTAGGTGATGCGAATGATCGCCGTCGTGTCTGCGGGCGTGGGGAAGATGATGGTGAAATCGCCCGCCGAAGCCGTTTTGTCGCTGCCGAAGTCGAGCGCGCAAACCGCAGGGTTGGTTAATGTCGCACCCGAATTGCTCAACGCCGAAGGCGTCGTGTTGTAGATCAACGCACCTCGCGCCGTAATCGTGACGGTCGAAAACGTCAGGTCGTTGAAGTCCACATAGCCGGTGCCAGTGGACGCCGTGTTCGGAACCGTCGTCACGCCGAGATTGGAGAGCGCGTTGCCACCAGCAGTATATCCCGTACCGGAAGTCTCGCCAGTGGCAGTATATGCCGTCGTATTAGCGTCAATCGTCGCCGCAGACGTATAAAGCGCCAGCTTGAACGTATTACCGGTGATACGAAAGTCGTGAACCTTCAGCAGAATCTCTGCCTTGAAGGATGAACACATTGCTTGCGTAATAGCCACCGAAGCCTCCTACCGGCTCAAAAGCGGAATAAGCTCGGGAAACCCCGCCTCACGCAGCTTGAATGCGATGGTCGTATGCTCAGCGGCGACCGCTGCACGCAAATAATGCAGCAATACCGCACGAATGCGGTCCTGATATTCCAGCGCTTGCACCTTGATTTCAGGCGGCGCTTCCATGCTCACGTACATAACTTTGTCCATGGCACGCTCAACCAGTTCTTCCGGTGTCGCACCACGTCCGCTCGTTGCATGAACGGTGACAAAGCCAATATCCCCAGCACCAGTAGCTTCGAAAGCCATTTGTCACCTTTACTTAACAGGATAACGAACTTGCTCCGTCCGGTACATATCCTGACGAAGCTTACCTTCACCGTACTCCTTCAGTATGCCGAGCACATCGTCATAACGCTTCTGATAGCCCTGAATAACGTCCGCTTCACCCTTCATGAAGGTGTAAGCCTCAAGCAGCGCGCCATACAGCAGCGCAGAGTCGAAATTATCCCCAAGCCAAGACGTACCCGCGTCCACAATAGACGTTGGATACGCAAAATAATGCAATTCAGCCGCATAGGGGAGATCAGGCGTCGGGCCGAGCAAATACGTATTCTGATCGAAAACAGCGTAATACTCAGGCTTTCCTACCGAGTTCGGCGGTGGATACGCCTCGCGAATGAAATTCACATCCTTATTCAACAGATATGCATATTCCCCACTAACAGGGTCGATAATCGCCAGAGAGAAATTCGACAGCCAATCCGAAGGCGTCGTGAGATAAGGCACGTTCGCCGTCATATTCCCTGTTACGTTCTTACGCGCGGCAGGTAGCTGCACTGTGTTATAGATGCGCTGCTCAGCCCCGCGAACGAAAATCGCAAGCTGTTGTGCAGGCGTTAACCCTTGACCACTAAGCGTCGCCGGGAACGCGTTCTCGGTGTACGACATAATGGAAGCTGTTAACGACGTATAGTCCATAACTTACCGCCCGAGCGTATTAATCGGGCCACTAGGACGCTTGGTCGTCGGTTCCTCGCTCATGGCATCGTTGTTAAACAGCAACCCCTTGGTCGCTGCGCCGGTCCCACGCATCTTGGTCTCTTTCGCGACCTTGACGTTAGTCGGATAGCCGCTGCCAGTACCCGTACCCTTATAAGTCTCAGTTGACATGGCTTAGCCTTTCTTCGTCGGCGGAGGGGTCGTATTCTTCACCTTCTTACCGGACTTCTGATTGTTCACCTTCGACATGCCCCAGCCAACGGCTTTCCGTTGTGCGCTGGTCGGACCACCCTTCGCCATCTCAATTCTCCTCTGTTACGACGGTAACAGTACCTATCTGGCCGACGCCGACTAGCGTGTTACCCAGACTAGGCGAAGCTTCAGAATTATCGAACCCAACCGGGTTCCACCCCCAATATATCTGCCGACTGCCCTCACTCATATTGCCCGCTGCATTCGGCCCCGAGACGAAATAAGTCGTGTCAGGCCGAGGATCGCGTAGCGCCTGCGGGTCAATCACCGGACGCATGCCGACTTGAAGCTGCGGTTGATCCGGCGTCCAGCACTGCGGGCAGGCCCGCAAATCCACCATTTTCTGCTTAACCATGAGTGGGCGAAGCTGAGACAGCGGATACCGAAAACTGCATATATCGCAGAATCCAAATGCCCGCTTACCTGCTGCATAGGGATTACCCATAGCTACACCGGAGCAATACGCGGCACGATGCGCAGCGTAGCCTTCTCGCGATCTTCGTCGGTCGCCATGCCAAACTGCTCGTCATAGACAGCCTTCAGCATGGGAAGCCGCTCCGCTGCTTCAGGGATTTTCATAGCCAAGTAATAGGCCAGCCCTGAAATAAGCGCAGGCAAGAACCTGAACGGGATATCTGGCGTATTTACGCCGTTACCAGCGTCTTGGATACGCCGCAGCCGCCAGTAAACGAAACTATAGAAATTACTCTGATCCGGCACCGGCCAAAGCACAACCTGCGGGGGCCTAACGATATCAGGCGTGATCGAGGTCGTCGGATATGTCGCACCGGATTGCCGGTCGATCCAGACTTGTAGCGGTCGCCCGGTCGAGTTCTTATTCGGAATAGTAGAGTAGGTATCCACACTAATGCGCGTAGCCGTGTAATCCTGCTGATTGATCCCGAATTGTGTTCGAATAACGTGGTCGATCAGATCAACTGTATCAACGGGCAAATCATAGATGCTTACACCCTGACTTAAGGGAATAACGCCTATGTCAATCGTCCATAAGTTAATACCACGATTTGCCCATTCGATAGTCAGCAGGTTCAGGCTACGCCGCGCCGTGCGCAGATCGTAGCCTGTCCGCATCTCCTTTCCTGCGCGTTCAAACGCCTCTTCGGCCAGTTCGGCGAAGTTCAGGTTGAATACGCTGGTTCCAGAGGTGGTCATCAGACGTATTTCTTCCTACGCCGAGCGACAGGCTTGGCCTTGGATTTCCCCTTAGCCTTGCCGCGCACCTTACCACCGCGCCGCATTCCGCCACTGCCGTTGTCGCTATCCATAGGATCGTCGCTGACGGCAGAATGCATAGCAGAGCGGAAGCTTGGACCCTTCCCGGTCCCCTTGGTGACGAAATCAGTAGCTTTCTTGATTGCGCCACTAATAGCATCCTCTCGCGCACTCGCCTTGGCGTCGTCATCAGCTTGCGACGATCCTGAGGGGGTTAGCGCTTTGCTCAGTCCAGAGGCGATCTTTCCTCGCGTGCTAGTGTCGCTTGGAGGAGGCGGCGGTGTCGGTGTAGAAGTACGCTTCCCTGTTACTGTAATTTCAGGAATTGTACCAAAGTCAGGCGGCGACTTTTTAGCCGCAGGAGCGGGCGTGGGCTTCAAATCCGCCGCTGTCGCCTTCGACGCATCGGCAGCGGCTTTCTCTTCCCGCGTCTGCGTTGTATAGCTCTTGCCGCCAAAGGTAAAGGTGTCGTCGCCACTCTTGCGCGCCGCGCGCCACGCCTTGCCGAAGTTCGACACATTGCCGCCATCTGCGAACTTGCGTTTCGCAGTAACCTTGCCGCCCTTCCGCAACTTCATGGCAGGTTTTGCTTTTGGCCTAGCCTTAGCCTTCGTCGGCGGGGCGCGTCGCTTCGGCGCTTTCATTTATTAAGCCCTCTCAGCATCTTAGCGAACCGGGCGCGCTGACCCAGCTTGCCGGGAGCTTTCGCCGCCGACGCCAGTTTCCCGGCAGGGATCGGCTTCCCCGGCTTAGCTCCAAGCGAAGCGCGTAGCGCACCGGGATGCTTGATCGCCTTCTGAATGAAGTTGCCCTTGGCTAACTTAGTAAGGGGCTCGCCCTTGTGCATGTTGCGCTCATGCTTGTGAACTGCGCCAGCAGCTACCTTGCGGTCTTGCTTCGCATCATCGAGAGAGCCGCCTTTCGCCATGCGCCGCCTAGCCACAGCCCTTCCCTTTCATCCCCCCACCTCGCGCCATTTTCTTCACCTTGCCGCCTCGCTTCATCTTCACCTTGCCACCCCGCTTCATCATCGGAGGACCGCCGCCGCCCATGTCAGGCGGAGGCATGCCACCAGCACCAGTGATCCCGCCACCGCCGCCACCACCGCCGGGAAGGCCGGTCGCCCCCAGATTCGGCGGCGGTTTGAACGCCTTCGCCGACTTCGGCGGCGAAATCTTCTTCGGGGCCGAGGACTTAATTTTCGTCATACCCATGCCGCGTGACGCTCTCATGGCTTGGCTCCGTTCGGAAGCTTGATGTCGCGTGGCATGGTCGTCGGAGGCAGAGGCCAGCCGCCGCCGGTCTTACCGCCACCACCGATGGTGTCGCCGCTCGCCTTCGGATACTTGCAATCGGTCTTGCCCCGCTGAGCAACACCGTCAATAGACTTACCCATGGGTATTCTCCTAACCGTAGAAGATGACGACGGACGTAATACCGGTCAACGTCGCCGCAGGGCCATTCTCGGATAGGATACCTTCTCCCGGTATGGAAAAAGCCGTGTAGCCCATATTGGCGACCGCAGGCGTATCCAGGGATAGCAGCGTCGTTCCGCTAACACCGTCCGTGATCAGAACATTGCCCGCAGCGGCGACGTTAATAGCGTAGATACCCCTGATCCGGGTTCGCCCAATGTTCTTGTTGCCCTGATCCTGAAAAGCACCCGACGCTGTAAGCGTCTTGGATGCTTTGACATCAGTCTGCATCGGCATGGCGAAAAACCCTTAGCTGAAGGGCGTGGTTTGCGCACCTACGCCAAGTACATTGGAATCTTGGAGTAGATACTTCCCTGACGCGAGCGCAAGGAACGAGATGGTCGAACCGACTGCGCCACCGGTCGTACCGCCATTCATTGTAACGGTCGTCGTGGATGCTGGGTTCGCCGGGAAGCTGGTCATGGTGCCAGCCGCGACGGACGAGTTCAGGGAGCCGATAATCTTGTCGGGGCTCTGCGTCTTGAACGCCACGGAGGTCGCAGCGGTCTCGATTACGAAAGTATAGAGACAGCCGACGTTGCTCTGTGTGTTCGGGTCCGGTCCCGGCCCCGCGTTCTGCGGGTCCGCCACAGGATTGATCGGAGGTAACGTGATAACCGTCGTCGCGACATTCACCCTGATCATCCGACCCGCATAGGTATCAGGATCAAGGGTGATTGCGCTAGCAGTGATATTGAGCGTTGTCCCAGGCCCTTGGGCATAGGAACCGCTTAGAAAACGAACTGCGCCCTGGAAGGATGCGCGACCCATGGTCTGCTCCGTGTAGTAGCACTTACCGCGCTATCCCTACTACGTCTGCTAGGCCAGTGGAGCGCGGATGGGGGTCCTAGACGCTGGACCCACTATATGCACGAAACAGAGCTTTCGTCACATGGAAAGGCCCCCCGGATTGCTCCGGAGGGCCTACACGTCCGATTACTTACATCGTACTAGGAGTGACCTACTAACCGACTAGCTAGGCTTGCGCTTTGCTTGAGGGCGATTCGTTCGACTCGGTTTCCAGTGCTTTCGTCTTGGTGTTTGATTGTTATAAGCGAGCCTCAGGCAGAGCGCAACACAAAAAATAACCGTTACGGAGCGCCCATAGAGCCATAAGCGCCAAGCGGATCGCTCCAGCCGAAGGAATAGCGTTCGCGAGACTTATAGCGCACGTTGCCGGTGTCGAAGTCGCCGTCCATCGAGTTCGCGAGCGCGACGCGCTCAAAGTGCTTCAGCCCATTAGGAACGTCGGTCGTCAGGAACCAAGAGTCAGTGTCGGTCAGAAAGTGATTGACCGAATAGCCCTCGGGGATCGAACCGTTGTTCTTCAGGGCGTTGATGTCGTTGTCGCTGGTGCTGACGCGCAGTTCAGTTTCCAGCAGCCGCGTGGCGATGAACATTGACATCGGCGGAATGATCAACTTACGCGGCTTGGCCGCGATCAGCAGACCTCGCTCGTCGGCCCAGCCGGCTATCTGGATAACAGCCGCTTCGAGAGACGTTTCGTTCAAGTCAGCCGGTGTTGGCGGCGTATTGGAGTTCACGTCACCATTCACCAGCGGGTGGTTAGTCGCGAACAGCGGAACGCCGTCGCCGCCGATAGCGCCGAGGGACATGCCGTTGTTGAGGATCGCCGCAGCCTTGGTTTGCTTCGTATATGCCATCGCTCGCGCGAGCGCCTTGGTGTAGCGCGCACTGAGGCTGTCGTAGAGATTGTCTTCCACGGCTTCTTCAGTAAGCGAGAACCCAAGCGCGATGGTCTCGTGGTTGTAACGGGCAGTCCACGCTTCCTGCCCGTTGTCATAAGCGATGCCTTGCCCTTCCGGCTTGACCGGCGCAGCGCCGAAGCCCGAGAGCTTGGTTTCTTCCTCGAATGAACGCTCCGAGGTCTCCACGTCGAAGATTTCTTTGTGTTCTTCGCCGTATCGTGCGTACTCCAGCCCGAATAGCGCGTTCAGACCGGGCAGCAACTCCTTGAGGAGTTGAGCGCGTGAAATTGCCATTGTCGATCAATCTCCTCGCTAGAGCTACGCTATACTAGACGGCAGTGTCGCTAGTATAGCCGTTAACGGTGGCATTCATCTTCACCAGAACTTCAGGGTAGATGGTGAAGATGATGGTGGAACCGGACGGGATCGGCGTCGCGACGCCAGCCGAAGCCGTCGCCGTATTGATCGTCACCGTCGTCGCAGCCGCCGCCGCAGCCGCCGACACCAGCGAACCGGTGCGGATGATCATGCCGTTCGAAGCGACGTAAGCCACGTCGGTTCCGATAGGCAGGGCGCGCGGCAAACCGCCGGGAGTGGTGAGAGTGATGGTCGTGGTCGCCGACGAACCAGTCATGATTACCGGAATAGCCGTCTCTTCCACCAGACCGATGACGCGCATAGGCGCGACCGCCGTCGTCTCGCTACCCGCCAATACGGCGTTAGTGGAGTTGCCGTTAACGAGGCTGGACGCCGTATTGACGTTGTTGATCATGCTGACGTTGGAGCCGATAGAGCCCCAACCGCACGACGCCATGGTCACGCCAGACGAACACACGGCTGCTTTGAAAATGATGTCGCTGTCGTCAAGCATGTAGGCGACGCCATCGCCCGCCAGCATACCCGCAGGCCACCACTGACTAAACAGCTTTTGCTTGGTAATAGGGCTCGTATAAGAGCAGCCGGTGAAAATGCCAGTGTACTGATTCTTGGTCGAGCCGTTCGTGACCGCCGCGCGCGTAACCAGACCCGCGCCAGAAGTCGCGCCGACCGATGCAACTTTGATGAAGTCGCCATTGAAGATGTTCGCCGGGGAACCGTATTGGATGGGAGCCATCCGCGTCGAGCCGGGAAACGAACGCCCACCGACAAGGTTGATTCCAACCAAGCCATACGGAGCGGCGATATTCGGATAGGTCATTACGACCTCCTATCTGTGTCCACTTACGCCAATACTAGGGCGGACTTACCGCCCGTTTCCGAAGGAAGTAGTCGAACGCTTCTCCCGAAAGAGCGGCATTCGGGGGTCATTCTCCTTCATGAAATTGTTGTCCACGGCTTCGTTCTGGGCGCGGGTGATCTTCTCGAAATACGCCTTTCGCTGAGCCATGAACCGTTCGGGGATTTTGCAGAGCAATAGCCCTGCTACCTCGATATTGTCCTTGTAGCGGCTGGAGGGGTCCACCAGCATCGCGAACTGAGGCTGTTCCTCAATCCGCACCGGCTCCCATCCCTCGCGCAGCTTGCCAGACAGATTGCGCGGATCGTCCTTGCCCTGGACCGAAACTCTGATCCATCGGTAGGAATATCCCGGCTGCTTGTCGGGCTCGGGCAGCAAGGTCGCCGGTTGCCATTCCTTCGGGCGCTCAGCCGCCTCACGCGTCTCCGCCGTGCGATCCATTCGCGGACGGGGCGTTGCGGTGGCGGCGACTTCCTTTTCGAGTTCGGTCATGGCGTCCTACTGCGGGTTAAGCTTGATATATTCGCGAGCGTATTGCTCTGGCGTCAGTCCCAGCCGCTTGGCTAGCGCTACCTGAGACTGCTTGAGAACGACACGCCTCGGCGCTGTACTTCGGGTCGCAGGGGCGACAACGGTCGCGGCCCTTTTTTCGCTCCGAGGTTTGGACTCAGAGTTACCGAAGTATTCAGGATACCGGCGGCGCATGGTGGTGTCCACCGCTTGCCAGTATTCATCCGTACCGACGTAGCCCGCTCCGTGTTCCTTCTCAAGCTTCTGATGGAAGCCGAGAGCCGTAGCGGTCATTTCCGGATCGACGCCCCACCAAGAATTGCGCTCTTGCCACGCTAGGGTCTTGGCGTCGGGCTTCGGCGGAGGTGCCGGAGTAGGGGTATTTGGTACGCCTGTATCCGGCTCCTGTAAAGTTGGTCGGTAGTTTTTCAGGTTGCTGAGACGGTACGCCGCCTCATTAAGCTTCTCCTGCGCTGCTAGGACTTTATCGGTGTCCCCAGCCTCGTAGGCTTCCTTGTATTCCTTGCGAGCAACCCCAAGCTCAGCTTCCGCCGTCTGCTGCAAGGAGGATACTAGCGTAGTCTCCCCTTGCGATAGCGTGCCGCGAAGTTGGCGGTTGTCGTCAATCAAGCGCTGCGCGAGCGACACCGCTTCATTGTGTTCGCGAAGGGCGTTCTCCTTCTCGCGGCGCTCGTCATGCCACGCCTTCTTCATCTGCTTGAGACGAAGCTTAACCTTCTCGCTGTATTCCTCAAGGTCGTCAGCCTCAAGCTCCTGTAGAACGTCCTTCGGCATCGGCTCCCGGTTACGATCTTCGGGAGGCGTGTCGTCTTCGACTTTGATCTCAACGCCGTTGTCGTCGGTCAGCGTGATTTCGAAGTCATCGGGGTCCGGTTCTTTTGCCATTTTGTCTGGCCCTTTACTTTGTTAACCGCGTGAGTAGCCTCGGGGGTCCTCGACTACACCTTCCACGCAGTCATCGTTGATGATGCGGAACTGCTTCCCATGGATCAGGACGCGAGTTCCGGCGTGCGGGCGCACCAAAACGAAGTCACCCGTTTTGCACCATGGGCCGGATGGGAAACGGTTCTTGTCACCGTAACAATCCGGCCCCATTGCGACCACGAATAACACCGTAGTCAAAAGTTCCTCATTCTGGATCGTGATGTCGGCCTTTTGGATACCCGACTCAAACTCACGCTCCACCTCGGGAACAGCACAGAGAATGCGATAACCAGATGGCGTCGGAAGCTGAGTGGCCTTCCGAGCGTCCTCATTGGGCACCTCATGGATAGGGTATTCTTCACGTAGGGAAATTTTTGGCTTTCCCGATCCAAACTCCCCATCAATCCTCGGCATCGTAAGCCTTCCCATACTCTGCTATTTCGCGAATAGCCGTTTGTAAGCCATTCGCCATTCCAGCTAGATACTGATAACCAGCGTAATCCTTTGCAGAACCCCCGGCCAAATCCTGTGCGATCCGGTCGTGGCGCTCAGTTAACTTCTTAATTAGGTACTCAAATTCTGGCCTCACGAACCGTCACCCCCACCGCTCATGTCAGGCGATGCGGATGCACCGCCTTGGCCGTCCGGAGCCACCGACGCATCCGTATCCGCGCCAGACATATCCGGCGCAAGCGAAGGCGGGGCGGCAGGTTGGTTAGCATCCGCCGCCGCATCTGACGCGCCGACAAGCATTCGTGTCGCCGCAGCTTGCGTCTGCATACGCGATTGAGGGTCACTAGAACCTCCTGCCGCTTCCTTTGCATGAGCGCGGTCGGCGAAGCTCTCAGCCACTTGAACGCCGACCTTGAGCCCTGTCGCCTCTTGACTTGCGTCAAGCTGCGCTTTGCTGCTGGCGATCTTCGCGCCGACTTGCAGACCGGCGATCCGTTCCTGCGAGGCGATACGCTCGCGCTCGATATCCAGTTCGTCGGCCTTGGCGGCGATGTCCGCCTGCGTCTTCTTGTCTTTGAGGGCGTGATCCTGCTGCTTGATCTGAAGCTCCTGCTGCGCCATCTGCACCATCGGGTCCTGCGCCTGCTGCTGCGCTTGGGACTGCTGAGCTTTGGCTTGATTGGCCTGAAGCACTTGCTGGGCGGCTGCTGCCGCCAGCCGGGACACCGCAAGCTCGACATCGGGCGTCATGTTCGCCTCGGGGTCCGGATACGGCACACCCGCTTGGTCTTCAATCTGCTTGCGATATTGGAAGGCTATATGCTCTGCTATGTGCGCTTGCATAGCGCCCATGATCATCGGCGCTTTCGGGTTCTGCCCCATGGACTGCTGAATGCTCGGGTCCTGCGACGCCGCTTGGTGAACCTGCAAATGAGAATCATGATCTTGGTAGAGGAACGCCTTGACCGGCTTGCCGGTTAGGATCGCCATATTCTCTGTTACAGGGTCTTTAGGTGTCAGGTCATCGTCAACCGGCACCAGTTTTTCAGCATTCTTAACCCCCAAAATCTCGATCATCTGCCGATGCAAGTGCGGCAGGTCGTAAATCTGAGGGGCGGTTTGGCTCAGTTGGAGGACGGCCTGATACTGCACAACCTTCTGCGCCATCGTGGCAGCATTTGGATCACCGACCGGTATCACCTCAACTAAGTCGTAGTCGCCTTTCTTGGCGTGCTGATCTCCTGTGTCGGGCTCGTATGTATATTCGTCAGGCGTGAAGTCGCGGATGATGTCGCGGATCAGCTTAAATTCCTGACGCATAGCGTAGTATATGCGTGCCTGGATCGCACTCATGACCTTCATGGTGCGCTCAAGGATGGCTAGCGTCGTACCCACCGGGCTCTCAGCGCTCATGTCGCTGATCTTCAAGTCAGCGACGGACGCGAACCTTCGCCCTTCGTCAATGATTGTCTGTAACAGAGAAGCCAGGACTTGCGACGGCTCCTTATAAGGGAGCGGCATGATGTTCTCGCGCATCGTGCCCGACGCCACGTCCACGTCCCGCCACTCGCCGGGGCCGATGGGCGTGTCGTCGCCCTTGACACGCATGCCCTTTGTCTTGAACCCTCCAGGCAGGTTTGACAGCGTACCAGCGTCCACCAATTGGCGGATGAGGGAAGTACCTGATTTTGCGAAGGCCCCGATCAAGTGGATCAGGCCAAACGCGTAGAACCCAAAGCCAGGGACATAAGAATAATGAACGAAATGATTTCGCTTTTGCATGTCATCGTCGTCGGGTCTCCAGTTCCGACGCACGGCCAGGATTTTTTGTTCTCCCTTCTCCAAAGTTACCACGTATGGACGCGCGATTTGCTCCTGTGGATCAACCTCTGGGTCCTCAGGAATTATCAGATCGACATGCATCTCCAGCAGTTTATACCTGCCGTCAGTGGTAGCGTTGAACCCCAATTGTTGCGCGATCTTTTTCTCAACCTCGTCCAGCGTGTTCATTGGTTCGGCGAGATCGCAGGACAGGTAAAAGCCCGACGCCTGTAACTTCTTAACCTCGTTCGGCGTCTTGCGCATGACGTGCGTCACGCGCTCGGAGGTCTGGATTGAGGTCGCACCGTAAGGGACTACCAAGTCTTCCGCCGGAACGAACATCGCCGTCTGGCGTCTTAGGTTAGGATCGTAATAGATTTTCTTGAAGGCATTCCCCGCCAACCCCAGACCCCATAGCAAGCGCTCATGCTCGGGCCGGTACTCGACCATCTTCTCGGTCAACTGGTAGTTCATATCCTCCGCGACACGCGCCGCCGCCTGCATCTTCGGCGGGGTTTCCTTGCCGATGACTTCGGTCTTCACCGGGCCAGCGGCGGGAAATGTCTCCATCATCGTCTCCGCCTGGAACTTCACCAGGGCTTCGGAGAGGATCGGGTGATACACCCCGCACGCACCTTCCCACGGCTCGGTGCGGTCCTCGATCTTCAACCCTAGAAGCTCCAGCCCGTCAACGTAGGTCTGCACCCAATCCTTGCGCGAGTTCAGGTCGTCATCGAACGCTTCGGTCAACTCTGATGCTAGAGATTGTAAACGATCCTCGGGGATAATGTCTTCGGCTAGGTTCTCTGCAAACTGTGTATCGCGAGCCTTGTCGAACGCTTCGTTGGTCGCATCGGCCACCGCCTGATCGGCGTCGTCCAACCCTCCATTTTCTTCGTCGTCGTTATCAGGCTGGACGACGACCTCGATAGGGTCTTCGTTCGGGTCGAACGAACTCAAGCCTCTGGGTGCGCGGTAGAGGGCCTTATCGACGTTCGTCGCCATGGCTCAGCCCTTCTTACCTTTCAGCGTAGCCCTGTTGGTCTTCGGGCTATAGGTGAACGCGGCAGGGGGATGGGCGGACTTTTTAGCCGCTCGCGTCTTGGCCCGCTGCGCAGGCGTCATCGCCGCGCGCGTCGCGCCGTGCGCCGTGAGGGCGATGTGCGGTCCCTTCTGGACGAGATCGCCGCGCTTCTTGAGTATCGCAATAGCCATGCCTTTATCGCCCACCTGACGGGAGAGCCGGTTGACCAACCTGTCCTGCGACTTGGGCATGGGCGGTCCTAGTAATAGGAACGTACGCGGCGAAAATACTGCACGTCCTCAGGCTCATCCAGTTCCGTCGTTATATACCCACCCTTGCGGAACCGCATCAACGCCATGGACGTGGAGTCAACGTAGTCGTCATGCTCTCCGCCAGGGAACGCCGCTATTTCCTCGATTACCTCTTCAGCCCAGAATGTGTTCGGAGCCCACACCCTCTTAGACGCGAATATGTCGCTAACAGCATTGAGACGGCTGATTTTGTCGTTGCCCCGCGTCGGTGTGAACTCCTGTACTGGAATACCTATCGCACGAAGCTCGTAGATCAGCGGGGAGCCGGAAGCTTTCTTTTCTATGATAATCGAGTCGGGCTCCCACTGCTGGTAGTGTTCCTTGGCGGTGCGCTTGAGTTTGGGGAACTCCATCCGCTCGCGGAAGGCGTTGAGCAATATAATGTTCGCCTGTCGCTCACCGGTATCTTCGTCGTCCCGGTAGAACACCCCCCAAGTGGTCAAGGCTGAGTAGTCGGCGCGCTGGGTTTTCTCAAACGCCGTGTCCCAACTCTGGAGGATGAAGTCGCAGCGCGGGGGTTTCTTGTCAGGCCACGTCTGCCACCAGTCTCGCTTGATGATCGCGGCCTGTTCGCTGGTCGGGTTCTGCTGATACTGCGCCATCCATTTCGGATTCGGCAGTTCTTCCTTCAGAGCTTGCAGTTCCTTCAACGGCCAAAACTGCGGCCACAGCGGGTTTCCACTTGGCAATATGGCGGGGAACTCGATGACCTCCCACTCCTCGCCGCCACGCTGCGCAGCCGCTTTCAAGACTTGCGCGGTAAGGTCCCGTTTTGACCACCGCGTCATGACGATGACGATGGCTCCGCCCGGTTGTAAACGCTGCCTTGGACCGCTTGTGTACCATTCATACACCTTGTCGTATATTTCAGGATTACTCTCTGCTAGCTGCGCCTCTTGTTCCGAGTGGGGGTCGTCTATTATGAGAAGGTCGCCGCCCTTGCCGGTGACTGCGCCACCCACACCGATAGCGAAATATTCACCACCCTTAGACGTGTTCCAGCGCCCCGCCGCCTTGCTGTCGGCCTGGAGGTTCAGGGACTCGAAGATAGCGTGATATACGTCTGTATCGACTAGGTTACGCACCTTGCGCCCGAAGCCTACGGCAAGCTCGGCGGTGTGCGAGGTCTGGATCACCTTCTTGTCAGGGTATTTCCCTAGAAACCAAGCAGGTAAGAGGTACGAGGCAAATTCGCTCTTGGTGTGCCTAGGCGGCATATTAATGATCAGGCGCTTCAGCGTGCCTGCGGCCACCCGTTCGAACGCCTCCGCCATCTTGTCGTGGTGCCGCCCGCCAATGAAGCTCGGCCACATCTCACGGACAAATGCCATGAACCGCGTGGTGCAGAGCTTCTTTTTCTTCAATAATGAAAGCTGATCAAGCTCAGCTAGCAACTGCTCCTGTTCCCGCATGCTGAGCTTGGGGAGGATGCTCGGTATGTCTCTCAGGGACACAGAGGCCAGCGGGGACGGCGACGCAGGCGCGGCATGGGAGGGAGAGGGCCGGGAGCTAGGCGTGGTCGCGCGCCTACTCATCGGACGCTTCCTCGTCGTCCTCAGGCGGTTCGTTGTTTGGGCCGTCCCAATCGTCCTGGGGTGTTTGGTCGCCCTCGCCTGCTTCATCTTCGGCGTCAGCGTCGGCTTCGGCCTTGGATACGTGAGTGGTTACAGGCAGGGGGTCGGGGTCGGCTATATCCTTCACCTCGGGCAAAACTCCGAACTCCTTATCGAGATCAAACCCGATAGGCGTGACATCAATTATGTCGGCGTTCAGCAGGCGTTTCACACGCTCGGTGATCGCCGCCTCTAGGTCAGCGGGCGATTTGTAGTTGATGGTTATTTCGCTACGGTCGGTAAACAGCCCGATATCGACGTGCTTGCCGAGAAGTTCCAAAGCCCGTAGCTCATAGCGCGGGTCGCCGCAGTTGGCGATTTCCATGAGCTTGTTGGTTATGGCCGCGCGCGTCGCGGCTACGTCAAGCGCCAGCGAGCTACCGTATTCGCGCAGAAATGCGGCAGCGGCGAGCGCCGTGGGAAGTTGTTGAAGCGGGGTACGGTCGTAATTGGTCAGGACTTGCCTGAGCCCCGCATGGTTCTTCTCCAATTCGAAAGGAATAGTGGAGGGGTCAGCCTCAGACGTGGCGGGCGAGGCTCCTAGCGCGACCTGTAGCTCGGCGGTGTTTCCGGCGACGGCCAGGGCTTCCAATAGCGTAGGAACCGGCTCGTCGGCTTCACTGTAGGGGACAGGATGATCCCGCGTGGGTTTCACTCTAATACGGCCCATCCGACACCCATGGGACTCCTGTACGGGGGGTATATGCACGGAACAGTAGGGTGAACCTGGGGAAAAATATAGACCCCCCACCCCCTTGTTCAAATAGGGAGGACCCACAAACCCTGAGAACCCTATTTAGCTATTACGTGGATATCTCCCTACTAGGGAACCCAAAGTTCCCCCATGACTGTGTAGTTTAATAAGCAAGGGGCGCGCGACAAAAATCTTGAGAATAGGGGGGCTACCCCACCGTGGGGTTTCCAGGCGGAAAAGCCCTTAAGGGCTGATTTCCAGGGGAAAAACGCTTTGGCTTGACAATGCCTCGACGCTGATATCTTCTTAATAGGCCGCTGATGAGCAACGGCGCAACACAAAAGGAACCAGACAGTGACCTACGACGAAGCGCTTGAGGATCATGAACCCATGTCGTTCGCCGCCGCCCGCCGGGAATTGGGAAAGCATTCCTGCCGCATTCTGAATTGGATGCCTGACGCGGAATGCCTGCGGAAGATCGAAGTCACGAATGACATTGATGATCCCGAATGGATCGCCTGCACTCCCGCCGCGATCCTCGGCTGGCTCGGTTACTAAGTCTTAACCTTTCGGAGCGAGGATGATCCTCGCTCCGACAACCTCTCACCTAACAGGAACCTAAGATGTTTGATCTTCAGCACGACATGACCGAAGCCTTCGAAGTTCACAACGGCGGCGAAGTCTATCTCTGCCGCACCCACACCTACAGCTTCGCGATCTTCGGCTGGTCGTGCGCCTTCAACATGAAGCGCTGGAAATATCAGGGGATCATGGTTGGCGTCGCGCCGACGCCCTTCATTGATCTGGAACAGCAGCCCTACGAACCCGAAGTCGATCTCTCGCCCTACTTCAGCAGCACCAAGCACTAAGTCTCAGAGGCCGGGACAATCCCGGCCTCACCTCTCACCAAAGGAACACAGCAATGCTTACCGCAACCTACACCTTCGCCATCATCCGCCGCCAAGCCCGCCCGTATCGGGTGACGATTGAGAAGCTCCGCTTCCTTGGCATCACCCTTCGCAAGCGGCGCTGGGTCGATCCGAACCCGCTGACCACGGAACAAGTCCTGCGCATGCTGGAGCGCGAACGGATGCAAGCCTTCCTGCGGCAGTACCCGATGGCGACCGAAGCGGATCGCATGATCGCCGCCAGCGCCATCGCGGACTACTACTGATGCGAGACCTGATCGCCGCCGCTGCCGCCAGCGCCGCCCGCAACAGCAAGCCCCATCAAGGGGCTTGCTACCTCAAGCACTACCTCGCAACAAAGAAAGCCAAGGAACAGAAGTCATGAAGTACATCATCACCATTAGCATCGCTGCTGCTTTCGCCTTCTACTGGACGCAGGTTCGCCCTGCCAACATACGAAGTGAGTGTGTTGCTTCTGCACCAATCGAAGCTGAGAAGTTAGCGCAACTCAACAAAGATAATCCCAGCCATTACTTATACTACTACGATATTCAACCAGGACAATATGTAATAGCGGATCGCGATGCTCTCTTTACCAGTTGCCTCGCAAACCACGGCTTGAAGTAAAGTTCAGGGCCGCAGCCAAGCGCTGCGGCCCTCGAACGATGATAGTTGTCGGCGAGTTATAGCAACAAAAAACGCACATACGCACGCAACCACGCACGCGTGACGCGTCGCGTGACGCAACGCCGAAAAAACCCAACAAAATCAACGGTTTAGGCCACTAACAGTGTTAGCAGCGTAATAGCGCTTGCATCGGAACCCGATTACGTCATTATGGGGATGCCGGTTGTCGGCCCCGCCGGGGCCATCGGCACAGGAACTAGAGAACTCAAATGACTCAGATCACTCAAGACGACGCCGCCCGCATCGCTTCGCTCGAAACCGTGAAGGTTCGCGCCAAGCGCTTGGACAAGAAAGCGGCGGAGGCGAAGCGCAACGCGGCGGCCAAGGCGCGCGAAGCCAAGGCGCAAGCCAAGGCGGACGCGGCCAAGGCGAAAGCCGACGCGGCGGAAGCGAAGCGCATCGCCAAGCTTCCGATCCACGTTCTCCGGAACAACGTCGTGGATGCGGCGGGCGCTTCCAGCCGCTCGCTTGTCGATTACACTCGCAAGCTCGGCGAACTCTACGGCGCGGATTTCTACACAGTCCCGCTCACTGGCAAGGATCGCGGCGCAAACGTCGTGGCCCGCGCCAACCCGATTGCGGCGGAACGCAAGGCGCTGATTGAAGCGCTCACCTCTGAAGCCAGCAACGCCAAGGGTTACGTTTACTGGAAACGCGTTATCCAAGACTACGCTCCGCGCTTCGACGCCAAGGCGAAACCTTCAAACGCCGACGCTGGCCGCGCCAAAAAGACTACGCTGGAAGCTACGCGCTCCACACTGGAAGACGCTTGGAAGCGGATGAACAAGTCGGCGGAGTTCACTGACGACAACGCCAAGCTTCAGGAAATCAATCGTCACCTGGAAATGGCGCTGAAGTTGGCTGGCGCGGACTTGGCCGCGCTCAAGCGGAAGTACGAAATCTAAGGGGATGGGGCGGCGCAAGCCGCCCCAAACTCTTCGCCCAGATCACTAACACTGTTAGCAGAGAAACCAAATGATTGACCTGACGAAAATGGAAATCGAAGTCCAAGGCGTTCGCGTCCTAGTGCAATGGGGCGAACGCCGCTTCGCTTTCCACTTGGATGATTTGCGCGCGGCGCGCAAGACGATCCGCCGCTCGCTTGCGCCGACGCTGCGCAAGCCACCCCAAGGCTACGTCGATCAAGCCGCCGTCAAGCTCATGATCCGCATGGGCATGGCGCAATGAGAGACTACTATGGCGGACTGTTCATCTTCGCTTGCTTCCTGATGCTTGCGGCTTTCCTACTCAGCTTCTAGCGTAACCATGAACCCGACGCTCTCTGGAGCGTCGGGTTTTTTGTGCCTCGAAAAATGATAGTTGCCGACGAGTGATAACGTAGTTTTTGGATACGCTAGTAGATTGCTAACAGTGTTAGCGATCAAAGCTAGCGGTAAAATCCTCCAACGCATCCGCAAAATCACCCTGTCCCCTAGCCCGTAGCCTAGTAATACTCTCCGCATTCTCCCGCGCCATGCGCTGCGCCTCGCTATCTGGCTGCGTTTCGGCTGCGATCTGCACCACCGAGCCGTTGGATTGGGTCTGGATTTGCGATGCAGCCAAATTGGCATCAACCCCACTTCTGCCACTTTGGCTGCTATCCGCTTGCATTCTGGCATGTTCTTGGCAGATGAGCCGAGTGATGGCTGCTGCCTGATTGCAGTACCAATGCGCCATTATGGCAGCAAGTTTTTCGCCGACTTCGGGATGGCAGCGAACTGATATGTGTTTGGCTGTCATACGTGGCCTCTTTGAACACAGGCAAAAAACGCCTAGCAGCCAAAATGCTACGTTTTATGGCCGAAATCCAGCCAAAATGATAGTTGCCGACGAGTTTTACGCCATTTTTCAGCTAATAGAGCCTACTAACACTGTTAGCAGGAAATATATGGTACAAATCGTGAAAATAGACCCAAAACGCGCGAAGAAACGCCGCTAACCCATTGAAAAACGGTAATATGTCTATTCTGACAAACCAAAACACCCAAAATGACAGGGTTTTCCCGTTAAAAATCAACGAGTTAGGCATAATCTGACAATATGACACGGAAAACAACACATACCCAGGTCGAATTTGGGCGGCAACGCCGATGCGGCAT